CATGTTCATCCAATAGAGGTTGCAAAGATTTAAACATAGCAACAGAATCTGGCATCGTCTTACGTGCAAAGTCTTCTTCGTTGTTCAAATAGTTTTCACAAATCTTATGCACTCTAGTACCACGGCTAGACGCTTTAGTCGAAATACGATTGGCTTCTTCTTCGCCCACACGCTTTCGCCATTCGATGATTTTATCTTTACCATGTTGTGATGTGATAGTAGTCACGGATGGATATAAATTGCCTTCAGGCGTTTTATAAAAACGCTTGCCGTTTATTGTTTCGGTTTCTAGGTCATAATCAATATCACAACCAACATGTTTAAAGTTCATTTTAAAGTTCATTTTTATAGTACCACAAAATATAGATTAAAGTATTTATCTCCGTTACTTTCGAGACCTCCACTAAAATGTATTATGGGAAGATTAGCTAAGTCTTTCAGTTTATCATATATGTTAACAAATGTCAAGTTCGACACATCTCTTGATATGTCTTTCAAATACAGAGAATCAAATTCAAGTTCAAATCCACGTTTACTAGTGTTCTCATCTTTTACTGATGCCGCTCTGGTAATCTTAGTCTTTTCAAGAAACTCAGGATACAAATTAAAACCGCTTGCATCAATCAATGTTTTATATTCACTTGCCAGTTTCAAATCATATCTAGTCACTACAGATTTAGATTTCACCCATTTAAAACCAAACCCAAAAGGTTTGACAAACGTTTCGCAATAGACTTTATACTTTGCAATACCACCATCGGCTTCAATAGCAAACATAATACAATTGCAAGTTTCATATTCTGACATTAATCTAAGAATATATTTTTCTGGAAAGTCATATTTACGAACAAGTTTAAGAACATCATTAATAGATGTATAGCTTTGTTTTTTATATATGAAAACAATAACACGATCACGCACAAGATGTTCTTTGGTAACTTTAACAGAATGATGAATTTTGATTCTGTGTGCTTGCCAAAATTCACTTTGAAAATTACTTAAGAATTCTTTAACGTGTGTATTATCGGTCCTAACAGAATTTAATGCTAGGCTTTTTGGATTCAATGTGCTTAAGTTTATATCTCCTAAGCCAGCATTAGTTATTAGAGGTTCCGTCTTCATATTGTAATTTCGCTAAAATATAATCTTTCACTAGTGAGGAACGAACAATGTCATCTACAGTAAATTCAATCTTTGTGAATGCATTCATGTGATATGCAATGTCAAAGAATTTAAGAATACCTGATACATCATTCTTCTTTTTATTCAAGTCAGTTTGGCGATAATCACCACACCAAATAATTTTAGAGCGATAGCCAACCCTTGTCATAACTGTATCTATCTCTTCAAATGTCATGTTCTGCATTTCATCAACAATAATGATAGCGTCATCGAATGACATACCACGAATGAATGATGTAGAGATAAATTCAATATGCCCTTGTTCTTCTAATCTATCCCATGCATCTTTGCGACCAAAAAGGGTGTCACAGATTTGACGATATGGTTGTTGATAGATTTCCATCTTCTCATTTACGTCACCTGGCAAATGTCCGATCTCTCTAGATTGAACAGCAGAACGTACAACAATGATCTTATCAAATGGATTTGCTTTATCCATTACTTCTTCGATTGCTTTATATAATGCACAGAATGTTTTACCTGTACCTGCTACACCATGAAGTGCTACAAAATAGTCTCCACGTTTGTATGAATCAAAAAAGATTTTTTGATTGTCTGTTAACGGATCAAAAGTTTTTAAATCGTCTAGTCTGAGTCTGAGTGTATTATTGACTGCTTTTGTTCTAGGGGGTTGTTGAATTTCTGGTTCGGTATTTGCTGATTTAGATACAGCAGGTTTTCTTGCCATGGGTGCCCTTTTTGTAGTTGTAGTGGTTTTGTGTATCCCCATTATTAGAATGTATTAACATTACCTCTCGGATGTGCTTCTTTAGCTTTTGCAAGGACTTCTCTAAATCCATTGTCCGGCTTTCGAATACCCAATCGGATTGGATCACCTAATGATGGTGCGCTTAGAATAACAGATTCATATTGAGGATTCTGTTCTAAGAATTCCTCTCTATCAGAAATTTTAAAAAGTTTTTCAATTATTTCGCCTGTCTCACGATGACGAAAGTTGTATGTTGGCATTCTTTACTCCGTATAAGAACCACTCTGGTGTTTCTCTGTTTTTCCAATTAGCGAATTTCGCCTTATCATGTATATAGTAGTTTTGATACGAACGAATAGAATCATTCGTCACTTTATATATATCAGGCATTGCAGGTGTGGGTTCGGTGAATGGAACATCAGCAATGTTCTCTGGAGGCATACAAAGATACTTTGCATATTTTTCACATGCATGATGTTTGCCATATCGATGTGTATATTCAGCCAATAGGTGAGTCCACATCTGATACAACCACATGTAGTTTTGTTTGCTTGCACGAACCCATATGTTTGACGGATGATTAACGTGTGATGCTTTCATCAAGCCGTATTCAATGATTTCGTTTTTCATGCGCCAACGTTGAATGTTACGATTGTTCGCAGTCTTATCTATGAATTTGTCGCCATCAAGAACACGGTGTGCGGTAGACATGAGTTGTGCATACTCAATAATCATTTTTACAACGTGTTTGTCTAAGTGCATTTCTGCACAGACTTTTGGTTCGTGATTCAGATAAAAAATATTCAATCTAATTTCTCCACAAGTATTTTATCGCCTTGATCTGTACCAAACGACATGTTATCATAGTATACACGAACAAACCCCTTACGTGCAAGTGAAACACAGGTAACACATGCACCAAAGTAATTAACGTTCTCGGTAATATCTTCGATGCATTGGCTTGGCACACCTTCGGCACGGGATAACATTTCTGTCATCAACACAATGTCTTCCATACCATCATTAAATTCGCTATCACCTTCATCGATGATTTCCATTAATGTTTGCAGGTTCTCATCAGACAATTTTTTAAAGAATTTACCTAATGATGTGTATGGATTACGCATTAGCATTTTTGCTACTGATTTTGTAACTGGCAAAAGTTTATCTGATTCGATAATTTTTTCCATACATGGATGCGAGTTCTCAAAGTCAATAGGTTCTTCCATTTTAAATCTCCACGTATTTTAGTTTAAAGTCATCGGCACGATTTTCATAATTAATATATCCACGTGGATTGCAAACAACCCTAGTAGTACCAATCATGTAATCAAAGTCTTCATGTGTGTGTCCGTGAGTCCACAATTTGATTTGTGGATTATCAAGAATGAATTGATCCAAACGGCTACTGTATGCACCATTCATAATCACTTCTTCTTTGTATCGAGGATGTGTAGATGCTTTGCTAGGTGCATGATGCCCAACAACAACATACTTGTTTGTATTCTCACCAAGCATAGCAGTAGTCACTTGAATGTATTGTAACATTTTCTTGTGGTCTTGCACAGTATCTTCTGGTGTGAACCTAGCAGGACGCTTATGAAATTCTGCTTTCTGAATTGCATGTCCATTTTCATCCAGTTTAACATTACCATCAGCATCGTATGCATTGACCATTGTCTTGTACGATACCATTTCGGTGCTGTTTTCGATAATGCGAAAATCATTCATTACACCACGAATGTGCGAAAGAGTAACAGGGTCTTGTGCATTCATATCAGTCCACAATGTACCGCCAATGAATGTTACATCGCCGAGTGTAACATGCTCTTTGTCGAGGATGTGTAGATTCGGAATGTGTCCAAGAAAGTTTCGCAAAATAGTAAATGTTTCTGCATAGTCACCATGATAGTGTTCGTGATTTCCTGCAATGTAAATCACATTAGGAAATTGAAATGCACAACGAGAAAAGAAATCAATGTAGCGTTCGCTTTTACCTTTTCCTATAATTCCGTATGCATCAGACTTACGAAAATCTGCGGCAACGCAAATATCGCCAGACAGTATTAATACGTCAGCGTTTTCTTCGTTCTTTAAAATTAAGTCACCAAATTCAAGGTGAACATCGGATGCAATAGCAATTTTCATTGTAGTAGTCTTTTCATAGTTTCAATAGTCACATTGACATTATTGTGTAAAATACCGATACCTCCAGCATTAGAGAAAGAATCGATTACGTCTGGTGTATCATCCACCAATATGATTGTGGATTCTGCATATTTGGCTTTCAATCTACGCCCAGGCACAGTATTTATTTTATATTCAATTCCCCGTTCACAAAGCCATTGTGTCTTTTGGATTGTCACTTCTGCATGATACTTTTGTCCTCCGCTAGAAGTCAACATTTCAATAGGAATGCCACGAATGGTTCTTACATATGCAAGTAATTCTTCTCCACCTTCGTGCCAATCTAATGTTGCAAAACTTTCGGCTTCAATAAATTTAGTCCAGTTAGGAGAAAATTGTTTTCGATCCCGTGATTCGCTTGCAGTCTCGCCGAACAATTCAAAATAGCGTCTATTGAAATCACAAAAAACGCCATCCATGTCTAGATAAATTTTAGTTATAGCCATAAAATAAGTCCAATCACTACGATAAACACAAAATATTCCATAATGGTGAAGTTTATCATTAGTTTATAAAACCAAGGATACTGCATCAATCTATCATATATGGAAAGTTTCATTCTGACATTCTCGCAATTAAATTTTGTAAAACAGGCTCTATCTCAAAAACGGGAATGCTTGACATATACTGAACATAATTTACAACGCCAGTACCAGTCAAGCCTAAGTCCCATGCTTCAAGGATGTATCGTTCTATTACGGCACGGTCATCCATATCACTCCATTCATTATCATGTTCGAATATATGCTTCAGCGAATTCACGGTCTTCGTAATCCGCAACGTCTGTATCAATCTCATCTAACAGATTAACAGGTTTCTTTGCAGAAGATTTAGCCATCGCATTCATAATTCCATCAAGGGAATCACCAGCAGGAACAGGCGTAGGAGTAACTTTCTTTGCTTTCGCAACAACAGGCTTAGCCGCTTTCACAACTGGAGCCTTAACAGCCTTCACTTTGGCAGGCTTTGCAACAGGTGCGGTGCCAGCGCCAACGAGTTCATAGCTTACAACGGTGCGACCATCACGATTGGAACGAACAGCAAAGCCCGTGTTTTTCTTGATTTCCCACAGATAAGTAGAGAGTCGAGTCGCAACGATACCATCAATCGCACGAATGGTGCTAACAGGTACAGGTGCTTTTGCGTTTTGCAAAACTTCAAAAATCTTTGTGTATTGTTGAACAGATTTAGTCATAATATAATTTCCTTAAAAAGAGTTAACTAAGAGATACATGGTAACACACCATGTGGTGTTTGTCAAGCGGTAACGACAAAAGGTTTGTCATACTTGCCAACATTGATATGAGCATAGTAAGCGGTATCGAAATAATCCGTCATCGCATCACTACGGTCATAGTAATCACCAGAATACATTGCAGTAACGATTTTGGTCATTAGTTCTTTTGCCTTACCAGAATAGTGGTTCTGATAATGGTAGGGATTCACTTGGTCGTAACCAGTGTCATTGGGACGAAAACCACGGGAGACTTGATAGAAGTCAGCGTTACAGGTTTCGTTAGAGTTCGCAATAAAATCAACAGGCGCAGATTTAATTGTGCATGTGATAGAGAGACTATCGCAACGCAAGGAATATTTAACGCCAGTACCTTTGAGGGCGGCATCCAAGTTTGCTTTAATCTTCGCTTTGCGTTCTTGATTCATATAAGCCATGTTCAATTCACTCCATAAAAAATAGCATCTTCATCATACGAATACGATTCATACATCATCATATCGTGGTAAGCATTCATTGTATCAAGGAAGTCCTGATAAGTCAAGTCAATTTCCTCTTCTTGTTGCATAAAAGCAACAGTCTGTAATTCAGCATTAATCAAATCAACATTCATAACTTAGTCCTTAGTCTCACAACCAACACCTTAAGTATCGCATGAAAACCACCACCTGTCAAGGGTTTTTTCGGTAATGTTGCAAAAAAGAGACAGAATTAAAGCGGTTTTGGGCGGCTTTTTGATATAAGTTGATGCTAGAGTACATCCGAACCCTCAGAGTCGCCCAAACGGCGGTCTAGGGCTTCAAAATCAGCATCTAATCTGCTATGGAAAGAGTCTTCCCCATCATCACCCGAAACCAGCCAGTCGATCCTTTGCACATAAATTTGTGCCAATAAAAGTGACATTCTAGCAATTTTAAATTTTGCAATTGTTTCTGAAGAATAACCATAACCTTTTCTATCTCCGTATTCGTTCACTTCCTCAGAATCATTGTCTAAAATAAGTTGTTCGATTTCATCGGCAATGTGTCCGAGTTCATATTGTTTGTATTGAAAATGTCCACCACTCATACAGTACCTCCATAATAAGGAATCAGCAATTCTAAAGCGGCAATGATTTTAATGTTGTTTGTAACATCTTCTGGATGCAAATATTTACCTTCCTTGAAATCTTCAAGTTCTTTTTGCAAATATTTTAATTGGTCTTGCATAGTCAACAGAGCAATTCTGTCAGCAGTATCAAAATCAATCATAAGTCCGTTACTCATAATTCAACTCCATAAAGTTTGTTTCCA